AAGTACCATGAGTCATTATAACAATAACCTTCCTGCCCATCATATACACTACCTTCATTTAAGTATATGCTTTTTTTACTTCCTTTTATTCTGTCAGCATCTAATGTAGAATCTTCAGGTTTTAATGTATTTCCTTTTTCATCAAATAAAATTCTACAATTATTATCCTGCAAATAAGCACTACTCCAATTAGTCTGAATATTTTCAGTTAATGGAAATAACGTACCTCCTCTATACATTGATACTCTAACCCAATTTACATAATCTTGTGGCAATATATATCTTAATGAATCACAGACATTTAATTCTAATATTTTTATCTCTTTTAAAGAATCGTAATTTAATTCTTGTATAGCTCTTTTTGCGTGAAATAAAACATTATATCTTTCTACATTATTAATTAATTTATCATTTCCAACATACATAACCATAAAGTTATTTACTATGTCGTTTAATGAAACGTATTGATACGAACCCCAATTTTCATTTTCAAAATTAAGTCCTCCATTTTCGTAATATTGATAATCTGTTAAATATGCCATAATCTATCCTTCTTGTTGGTTTGCCTCTTGTTCTTCCATTTTTCCAAAAGCTACTACATCTTTATCTCTAATAGATAAACCTGCGTATTGTAATATTTTATTTATTAAATTTGTTTGATCTGAAATTGGTAGTTCAAAATCTTGATAATCTGCAGATGTTTGGTCAAACGAAGGTTCTCCACCAAGTATAATATCTTCATAAGTCCAATTAGGGTCTTTAGGGTATCTTATGTATTGAGAAAAAACAGTTCCTGATGCAATTTGTCCTATAGGATAAACTGTAATGTCACTATCTTCTAAAACATAAGCAGGGAATGAAGTGCTTGGCGATGTTAATGGAGTTGAATTTAAATAAAATATTTTATTTTGAGAAACTCTTTCGACTTCAGTAATACCACTATTTGATACGATTTTAAAAACATCACCTACATTAATGTTTCCACTTAAAGTTAATGTGGTTTCATTGGTAACCGCTACTACATTAAGAACTTCTCCTGAATTAGTTATGTTAGAAAGTAAATCTGTTGGCTTAACTCCATCAGTAATAAATAAAGAACCTGTAGATATAAGTACTTTACCAGTCCCTCCTGTTACTGAACCTGATGACCTTAAATTAGGGTAGTAATTTATTTTATTTATTAGATAATAATCTTCCGGTAATGTAAAATCATAACCATTAGAAATTATTAATGATTTGGTTAAAGAAAAATAATCTAAAACCTCTACTAATCCTTTTACAATATCTGCATATCCACTACCAGATACTCTTGCATTTTGTTTTACAATCCATGAATTATACTGATAAAAGTAATCTTCAAATATATCTAACTGAGCTTGTTTTGCGTATAGGTTAAAGTCGTTGGGAGTGATGTACCCAAAGTTGTTTTTATTGGCTATAGAAAGAACCGTAGCCCTTACTGTGTTTATTATTGACATCTATAAAATCTTTTGACAAATATACAAAAAAAAAAGAGGCTTCTTTTTTTGAAGCCTCTTTGATTTTTATAGTTTAGATTCTAATATCTTCAGAACCTCTAATCCTTCATCACTCTGAAGGAATGAAGCTAAAATAAACAATGGGTCTTCGCCATACGGCACAGTTAAAAGTTTATTTTTATTTCCTTTTATATTATAATAAACATCTTTTTGATTCTTTATAATTAATAATCCTTCATTTAAAAATGTAGCACACTTGTTTTGAAGTTTTAGTAATGGGTCATTTAAAGATTCTATGAATTCATCTGGATATCTTTTAGCAAACATTCTAACATCTCTTTTTAATTCAGCTGATGTTAATGAATCTACTCTTAATCCTATCACTACTCTTGCAATAGTTTCTAGCATTTCAACATCTAAATCTTTAGCTAAAATTTGTGCCTCTAAAGATAAATCCATTTCTTCTACATCTAAACTAGCATCTTTTTCTTTATCTACCTCTATAAATGTTTGACCACTTAAAGGATGAAATGCTAAGAATTTTTGTAAAATTTGATTTTCTTTTGGTACTCTTAAGAATCCATCTTCAAAAATAATAGGTTCTAAAAGAATATTTCCATCTTGCTCATCTTCAAAAATACTTTTTTGATTTTTAGCATAACGCATAGATCTATTCTGCCCTGTTTTTGTATCAAAGTGTAATAAACTGCTTCTTTTAGTATTTCTTGTTGGAATTGTGTAGCTCAATGGAGCTTTGTCTCTGGTAAGTTTGTAGCTTTTATCTACAAAAGCTTCTGCTTTTTTTCTCATTTGATTGAAATTAAAATTTATAAAAAAGGGGATGGGTTAGCATCCCCCTATTAAATAACATCTATATCTTATTTAAAGATAAAGAAATTGTTTGCACCTAAAGTACATAAAGCTCTTTCAGATAAGAAGTTTACTTCCATAGCATCTAAGCTAGAAGTAGCTGCTCCACCTGCTGAACCTGTAATCCAAGTCTTATACTTTCTGTCTTCAGTTTCTGAAGCTCTATAACGAACGTGTAAGAATGGTCTCTTAGCATTTTTACCTAATACTTGGTCATATACTGTTGTAGAACCTGCAGGTACTAATACCCCATTAATAGATCCACCAACAATATTACCACGCATAGTTACATCATTAAGATATTTCCAATCTGTTTTATAAAAATCATAACCTCTACGGAATCCTGTGAAACCTAAATTTAAAGCCATGTCTTTATCATTATCAAATAAACCATAAGAAGTACCACCTGCTCCATAAGAGTTTTGTGATGCTAACATATCGTCAATGTCAAATCCAAATTCACGATTTACGAAAAGCACATTTTCTTCAATAGAACCTTGCTTATCTAATCTCTGTATAATAGCGTCAAAATCTGAAAGAGCTGTTGGGTTACCACCACTCCATACATTTCCTCTTTCTTCAACTACATAGAAAAGTCCTTCTGAACCTTTGTTACCTACACCACTTGCAATTCCTGCTGCAATTGCAGATGCTCCAGAACCTGCTTCAGCTGGTACTGCTTCAACCATAGCGGTTTCTAAATAGTCTTCAAAACGAAGTCTAGTTTCATGCTCAGATTTCATATACCATAAGAATCCTGTTGCACCGTTTTCAGTTGTTACTTCAATCCACCCAATTTGAGCCATATCAGAACCAGAAACTGCGTAATGGTCTTTAATGATAATTGGAGAGTTTTCAAAAATAGAATCATCAGCTTCAAGTTGACCTTGCATTCCGATAGAACCTTTTTGAAATTCTGAACCATAAATAAATAAAGAACATACAGTAGCTGCTGCCATTGCTTGACCTGCTGCCTCATAGTAAGCTACAGTAACTTGTGAATTTGCTGAATCAACTGCAGTTATAATCGCCTTATTACTAAGAGTTGAAGCTGCTGTAGAATCAGATAACATTATTGTTTGACCAACTCTAAGAGCGATAGTTCCTGTTCCAGGAAGTAATGTGTCACCAATTGTCAATACAGCTGTATTTGCTGCTGCTGCTGCCGCTGAGGCTACGTTTGTATACTTAGTATGTAATCTTCCTTGCTCTGCCCATTTAATAAGATCTGAGTTAGAAGGCATTTCAGCACCTACCATTCTTAAGAATGATGCTACTGTTCTATTTCCATAACGTTCGAATTCTTTTTCATAAGTATCTGGTAAATACTGATTTAAAAAATCAAAGTTAGTAATGTAATTTGTTTGTAATAATACCTGTTCTGAACTTGGTTGTAAGTCAAAACCAGGAACTGCTTGTACTGCCATAATTTCTTGTTTTTAAATTTTTAATAATTATCTTTTACTCCTAATCTTTAATCCTTTTCCACTTTCTCCTGAAATCTGTCGTGCTTTAAAACCCGTATCGCCAATTGCTTGAGGAGTTTGCCTTACCTGCATGTTAATGTTTTTACTTTTCTTAGAAACATCACCAATAGTATCAGCTTTTCCTTGCTCGTAAAAATATTGAGCAAAACGTTCTGGATTCATTGCGGCACTAATTGATTTATGCCAACCATAAGCATCATTAATTAAACCATCCTCTCCTGTATATTTATTTACAAAATTATCAAGATTAATTTGTTTAGCTTTCATTTCGTTTGCATCTCCATCAGAATACTTAACTGTTTTATCACCTACGTTAAACTCAAAACCTTTGAATTCAGGGCTAAAAACCTCATTAGTCTTCTTCACAAAATACTCACTCTTTTTTTGATTTGCTTCAGTAGTGGTTTTAGAATTTTGGACATATTCTCTATAAGACTTTATTTCATTTAATTCTTCATCTGAAACAGAATTCCCACTTGAATCAAGAGGAGTTCTATATTTTTCTTTTAAAGTATTAAGATGCTTTTTTGCCTTAGAAAGCTCTCTTTTTTTAGCTATATTCTTTTTCTTTTGTTCTGACTCATCATCAACATCTTCATCGTAAGAGAACCTCTCTTCCATTAAATATTGAATATCTTCAGAGTCTAAATCTTCTTCAGTTAAAGAATAATATTCTGCTAATATTTGGTCATCATTTAAATCATCATAATCGTTATTAACTTTTACGAAATCATTAAATCCACGACCAGTTTCTTTTTTGTATTCTAAATACTTAGATACATCTTCTGGTAATGCTTCTGTTTCTGCTTCTTCTCTTTTAGCGAAAAAATCATCTACAGATTCTATATCTTTATTGTATCTGTTTTTAATATATGAAAGAACATCTTCATCATTTAATTCTGGTGATTTTAATTCTTCAACAGATTCTGCAATATCTTCTTTAGGAATTTGTTGTTCTTCAAAATTTTCTTGCTCCTGTTCTTCTTTGTGCTTGTTGAGTAGATTTTCTTCTACTTCCTGTACTGATTTTTGATCTATAGAAGTTACTTCTTTTACTTGAAATGCCATTTGATTTAATTTTTACAAAGTTAGTATTATTTTTAATATATAATTTAAGTTTATCTAGGTTCAAATTCTGCTAAGTCAAAGCCATCTAAACTATCTTCGTTAGATTCAAAAGTTACAGGAGGTAAGTTGTTTTTTCTTTGCTCTATTAGTTTTGATTGCTCTGTACTAGATTGTGATATTCTATCAGACTTAGCATCTTCACGTTGAATTTCCCTAGATTTTAACCCTTCTATTTCAACTCCTTTTAATTTCATTTGTAACTGAAATTCAAGATTCATTAGTTCAGCTTTAATAGCGGCTTCACCTCTCATTTTTTTAACAGAGAAATCAGCTTTAGCTTCTTCTATTTGCATAGCTGCTTGAGTTTCCATCTGAATTTTTTGAGCAGCCATTTTAGCAGCTATTTGTTGAGATTGTTGATTTATTTGAGCTTGCTGTTGAGCTGATGCAGATTTTTGTTGTTGTTCTAAATCTTGCTTTGCTATTCTTTTTAATTTTAAAACTTGATTAGCTAACTTTAAATTTCTTATTTCTCTAATATCAATAGCATCTTCCAAATTAATTGAATCTCTTTGAAGTGCCATCTGAATATTTTGTTCAAGCATTTTTTGTTGCTCTTCATCAGGTGTTACTTCTATAAAAATACCGAAATCACTTAAATAAAGTTTACTTATTTCATCCAGTATCCCTACATTAAATTTCCCTATTTGGTTTACAAACTCTTCTCTAAATTCAGAGTATTCTAACATATCTGCAATTCTACTAGATAAAGAAGTACATAGTCTTTCTGTAATTTGAAGACCTGAATCTAATATGTGTCTAGTAGCGGTATTACTACTTAACGCTGCTAATTTCTGTAATCCAACTAAAGAATAAGAATCAGGTGTAGAACCATCTCTTGCTTCGTTTAATCCAGTAACATCCCTTAACATAGATAAGTAATGATTGTAAGTACCTATTAAACTTTGAATCTTACCTTGACCTGAATTGCTATTTAGTTGTTGAATAGGAACTTTTGCTTGATTATAATCTCCATCTTGAGTATAGCTTCTACCAATAACACTACCTGTTTGAAAAAACATTCTAAGAGCGTCTTCAGGATTATATGCGTTACCAGTTCCTAAGTCAACTTCATTAATACCATCTGCATCTATAAATACCCCATCTGGAACAACTCTAGAAATTACTTGTTGTAATTTTAAGTGAGTCATTTGAATTAAATCAGCAAACGTAATCATACGTCTAGTTACGGATTCTAAAGCACCTTTATACATCCTAGGCGCACAAGCTATATATTCTGGATAAACTTCTTGAGATGCTGATTGAGGTCTAGCCATGTTTTCAGACATTTCCCATTTTATTAAAATGTTAGTACCCATAACCATAACACCTTCATACCAAACATCTATTGTTTTAGATATTTTTTCAAAATTACCTTCATCCATCATTTCAGGAGTAGGATTAAATGTATCGTCTTTTTCAATTACTCTCTCAGCTCCTGATGCATTTGTTTTTTTATTATAAGTAAAAGTGTTTGTGGTTTTATAGTTGAAAAACAAAACCGTAGCACTATCATTACTAAACAAACTATTATTATAGTATTGAGCAGAATTATTGTAATCATACCAGCTTTGACTATATTTTGATATTTCTTCCATATCAGATCTAGTTAAACTTGTATCTATTTTCTTTAACTCTGTAATAGGAAGTGTTTTAACTTCTCCCCAATAAAAACAATCTTTAAAATTAGGGTCTTCTGTATAACTATAAACAACATTTGCAGGATCTACATAATCTATTTTAATTCCAGCTCCAGGTTGAAATGAGTTTTTACACATTGAAATACCTAAAACAGTTTGGTCATAATAAAGTTGTTTTTGTATATCCGCATATCTATTTTCATCTAGTACCGTATTAATAGCTTCTTCTTCCGCAATTTCTATAGAAGGTTTATATTTTAACTGCATATGAAGAGCTAGTTCTTCAGATGTATTTGGAACATCTTCTTCTGAAGTTGCAAAAGTATTTATTCCTGTTTCTTCTTGAACCTGTTTCATTACAGGTTTAG